GGGATCGGGCCCGGAGCCTTGTCGCTGATCCCTCTCACGTCTGACCAGTGCCCACCCACACCGCCGCCCTTTACGGAAAGCCATGCTACTTCACCATTATGATCAATAAGGCTATCAAGATTGTCCCCCACGTAAGTAAGGAAACAACTAATAGGCAAGCCCCTATTACCTCTGCCATGTTCAGGTGCGTTCGACAGCACAGGTGACGCAAACATAAACCAACCTTTACTAGCGTAGTCATATATGCGTTGTGCCAAGTCAAGGTCACCATAGCAATAAGCCACTGAAGCACGCGCAAAGGCTTGCTGAGGAAACTCTTCATGCTCAAGCATATAGTAGTCGCGCATGAGAGTAATTGCTTGTTCACTAAGGCGATTGTCTCTTTCATAATCAATCGTTATCCCAAGGTGTTGACTCATCTAAATCTATCTCCAGTGCATCTTGTTGTTGTTCAATTCGGTCAACAAAACGTTCTACCAAATCATCTGAAGTAATCTCTAACACTTCCATTAGAGTTACTTCATCAAGGTGTTTTAATTTATCTTTAATTTCTGAAAGGGTAAGCATCTATTTTACCACACTTCTTTTAACTTGTCAAGGTAGTGTGAACATTTTTCTAAATCAATCTTGCCACCTTTGTCTTGAAATCTTGATATGTATTTGATTACATTACCAATTAGGTATCCTTTAAACTGTTCTTCAGTTAGGACTACCTCCATATAGTCCCAAGGCTGAATAGCTTTTTGATAGTGAGTACCCCCAATTTGATGGTTGCGTGCGATCTCGTGTAGGTCAGGCATAACGTTCTCTCAAGTAGTTGATAGACACAGGCATCTCATCGAATGTCCCATCTTGTACTTCATGTAGCATCCAAATACCAGACCAAGATCCATTAGTCTGTGGGTTCAGATACTCTTCATCATGTTGATAATAGATACCTGCAAACAAACCAGTAATACGTTTACCATCTGCACGTCTAGCGTAAGAGATTGAGCGATCTTGCACGTGTCCCATTACACAACTCATGTGTTGCTTGTTGATCAGCGCATTAGATGAACTGACTGGTCTACCCATCACACCACTAACAAAGTAATGACTGTAGCATACACCATCAATGACAACAGGTTGCAAGAAATCATACACTTCCCATCCCATCTCTGTCAAATATAAATCATCAAACGACATTAGCCCTTCAAGCTTTGGATCAGCATTAATTGCTCTAGCAATACGATACTCATGATTGCCTAGTGTAAACACCATACGAGGGTTCCATTGCTTGTGTCTATTACGGTGTAGTCTTTTACGTTCCTTCTCAATTGGTTCTAAGAATACACGCATCGCTTCAATGCCTGCGTTGATATCATTAATGTAACGCCTACCTTCAAATGACTTCTTACCCACATCATAAGTAGATAAAGAAGGCATATCAAAGTGATCACCAATATGTACAATTACATCTGGCTTTTTCTCGACGGCATATTGTCCTGCCCAACGCAAATGATCTGTCGGATTTCCCGGTTTGACTTGCGTATCAGGTATCACCATATGTTTCATTAGTTTCTCCATTGTGGTTAACGCCGTTAACCATTGCCAATAGTTCAAAGAAATGTTCTGCGTCTACGACTGCGAGTGGTCTCCGTCTATTCTCTTTAACGATGACAAGTGGTTGTGCATCGCTTCGATTGTTGCACTGGTCAACATAACGATAGACTCCAACTCGCGCAAGCGACTTGCATTCGACATCATACGCGAAAGACTTGTAAGCCAAAGGACTAAGCTGAACATCGCTACCACTAACGCCCATGCTTGTTGATCTAACATCATCACTCTCCAGATGCGGATAGGTTTGCAGTATTTGTTGTGCTGTCCACTGCTGTAGTTTCCTTCCCTTTGCTTTTGCACTCTGTGTTTTCATAGGGAGGTTCCCATATCTCTCCGCGTTTACGTTGTAGATGCAATAAGATTCCATTCTCAATTGCTCTTTCTTTACTGCCTAGTTGCTCAACGCAAATGTCAAACATCTCACGTTCTGATTTATCACTAAGCAACTTCTTTGCTTTAACTGGTCCGATTCCTTTCACACCGATAATGTTATCAATCCTGTCACCTGTCAAGAACTGACAGTAGAAGTTAAGTATACCCTCCTCTTGTGTAATGTAGTACTGCTCATCCTTAACAAAGTTGTAGTGCCATCCTTGCACTTGATCAAAGTCTTTATCAAGAGATACAATAATTGATTCGTCGCCTAGTTCAGTAGCGGCTATTGCAATCTCATCGTCTGCTTCACAATCAGTGGAGGTGATTCCATTCCAAGAATAATAAAGGTAATCACGCAACAGAGAAAGATGTTTTGGTTTTTCTGCTTTGCGGTTACCTTTGTACGGAGCAGTGACTGCAACGTCATGTCGGAAGTTGGTCTTACCAGTAAGGTATGTAGTCCATGAAGAAACATCGACTCGAAACATAACCAGATCTTCCATGAAGGAGGCCATCGTCCTGATAGCCACATCTTCAGACTCCTCATTTGTTGCAAACCCAATACGATAGCAAAGGATATCACCATCCACTAATGCAATCACAAGGTCTCTTCTTCCTCAGCTTCTGGAACATACTCGTGAAGATCAGTAACCACAAGCTTGACAATTCCAAGAGACATACCTTTCATGCCTGTAGGATTCGTCCAAGAGTATGGCTTAACCATAACATCTGCGCGAGAGCCGTTGCCCACGAGAACCTCTGGCCCTATCACATCACCGCTTTTGTCATACGGTTTGATCTCATACTTAGATGATTTACATGTGACAAAGAAGCCTTGCTCTGGTTTCTTCTCGTCATTAGACTTAATAGAAACACCTGACTGCTCAATGGCTTCAATGTGTTCTGGTGATAAATTACACAGATCTACTTGAAACTTACCTGACAACTTGTTGCGCTCATAAAGATGAGGCCAATACAACTCGACATTAGAAAGTTTAAATACTCCACTCATTACTCATTCTCCTATAGGTGAGTCATTTCTTAGACATAGGGACAGAAGGTATAGTCTCTATGAATATTCTATATTATAGCACTAATATGTATCAGTGTGTATCATACCAATTACATCCAATCTTACTCTCTGCGTCTACTGGGCATCGAAAGCCCAAGGTAATCCCTGCTGTTCTTGCGGAGTCAACCATGATTGACGCAACCTGTTCGCCATACTTCTCCTTTGTTTCAATTTGAATTTCATCATGTACAAATGCAACCTGTTGCACAGGTAATCGAAATCTTTTAAATCTTTTGTGCGCTTCAATACACCACTGCTTTGCAATGATAGCCCCGCAACCTTGAAGGAGGCTGTTGAGTGCGGCATGCTCAGATCTAACAATGATTCTTCTACCGTCCAACCCCGGTACGTACCCTTTGCTCGCCACTTTCTTAACTTTTTCCATGAGTCTCGATAGCGCAGGGGTGTTAGCATAAAAGCGCGACAAGACCTCTTGCCCCTGACGCGCACCTCCCCCGACAATACTACCAATCTTTGCGGGTCCCGCGCCGTAAAGGGTTGCATAGATGAGAGTCTTAGCCTGCGGTCTCGTAATGCCTGCGGCATCAGCGTTCTTCTGATGGATATCTCCATTCAATAATTCCTCTTGCCATTCCTCGTCTTGCATGTAATGCGATAAGCATCTCAACTCGATCCCCGAAAGGTCAGTACCAACTAATACCTTACCATCCTCGACAGTCCACAATGCTCGACACTCTGAGCCATACTCACTGTTGACACTAGGTATCTGTCCCATGTTGGGACTATGGTGTGTCATGCGTCCAGTCACAGCACCGTTAGTGATCACTCTACCATGTACCCTACCGTCATCCTTGACGTTATCAATCCATGACTCAAGCAACCCGACACGCTTCTGTATCATCAGGTACTCAGCAATTAGTTGTGCTTCAGGTAGATCAATACCCTTGAGTGTACCCTCATCAACTATGATACTGCCTTTCTCAGTCTTCTTAGTAAACACAACGCCACGCTCCTGAAGACGCTCTGCGATTTGCTTACGTGACCCCACATTGAATACGGTAACCCCGTCTTTGAGACGCTTGCCTGTCTTCTCTGACCAACGCTTCTCCACAATCGGAGGAAATATATTTTGCAAGTGGTCAGTGATAAAAGCCATCCGATCCTTAAGCGTAGCCAACAAAGAGATAGCTTCTTTCTCATTGAGTTTAAACCCATTGTCTTCCTGCTTCTTCATGATGTGTGCAACTTGATGTTCAAGATCAACAGAGTGACCGTAGTCCTTGAGTTCTCTTGACAACTTGCCATACAGTTTTACGGTTACATTGACATCCTGCATACAATAGTCAGCCATCTCATCAGTGTAACCACCATCAAAATCAGTGAAGTCATCCTTGAAATCACCGAGTCTCTCACCCCATGCACGCAGACTATGACCACCCTCCAGTTGTGGATTCCATAGCCTTGACATGACCAGAGTATCACGAACTTTGGAGAGGGGAATCTTGACTCCCCAAACCCGTGACAACACTGGCCCGTCAAACCCAATGATGTTATGTCCTACCACTACATCAGCCTTATCTACTAATGCTTGTACGTGCTTAGCATCTGTGTAGATAGAGGTGTAGTTGTCATAGTGGCAACCACAACACCATATCGTATCGTGTGCAAGGTTGGTCTCAATGTCGAGTACCAATACCCTCATTACAACTCCTCTTCATTAATCTCAGTCATTCTACCAGTGTTACGAGAATACAGCAATGCACCTGCAGGTCCAGTTGTACCACTGAATCGGTTCTTCAGCACACGCACACGGGTAGTGTTACGCTCTTGCACATCTTCAGCCTGACCATTACGCTCCAGTCCAATCACCATGTCAGATAACTGTGCGATAGAACCAGACCCACGCAGTTGAGCAAGAGATGTAGCCGCACCTTCCTCATGTCCCTTGGAGTCAGGACGCTTGAGATGTGACACCACAATCAGAGCAATACCAGTCTCCTGCACAAGCATACGTAGCTTGGTCATGATCTCGTCTATTGCTTTGCGTTCATCACCACTGGCTTGAGCAGACACCACGATACTAATATGATCGAGGAATACATAACTACAGCCCAGTCCCTTGGCAAGATATCGTACTCGACTAATGATGTTATCAACACTGGTACTACCAAAGTGATCGAACAGATATATACGGTCAGTACCGAGTGTCCTGTTAAACGCATCAGTCTTGTCCTCATCGGTTGCGTCTGTGTCTGGTAAGTGGAGTGGTTGGTTAGCCGCAAGAGACATCAATGATAGACCTGTCTTACGCACTGACTCCTCCAAGAACATCAGACCTAGGTTGTCCTCAGTCTTGTTGAGTACATGCCACACAATCTCACGCACAAACTGTGACTTACCCAGTCCAGATCCTGCAGTAATAGTGACTAGCTCACCCTTGCGTATACCATAGGTCAGATCGTTTACCCCTGCAAAGGGATACACACAATCAGCAGGTGCAAGAGGCTTCATCACATCATCATACAGACTACTACCCACAATGATCCCGTCAGGTACATGCTGTTCAGATGCCCACCACTTGTCGGAGAACTCCTTCATCTTCTTCTGTTGAAGATAATCACACGCATCCTTCATACCATCGAGGTGCTTAAATACCTTGGCCTTACCGCCAAAGATCTCTGCTACCTGTGATGCCGCTTTCTGTCCTGCTTCATCACCGTCAAAGCAGATAACGATGTTGTCAAAGGAATCAAACCACTCGTATTGCTTGCGTATATCCTTGGCGGCAGAGGTTGCACCATTGCGTACTGACACAACGGGATACTTAGACCCAAGCATCTGGTACGCGGCCATCGCATCGAACTCACCCTCAACAATCGTAACGAACTTACCGCCCTTACTGAACAGGTGCTGTCCATAGAACTGTGCGTCCTTCCAGTTACCGTTGATAAAAAAGTTCTTGTCATGCGAGCGTACCTTCTCAGCAATCACATTGCCTTTGGCATCTGTGTACGCAAACATAGTCACACCATCTTCACCATCACGTATACACTTGTACGCCTTGGCGGTGTCTCGACTGATACCTCTGTCGATAATCGTTCGGTATAAGTCGTCATTGTTCCAAGCCCCAATAGGCTCACTGTCGTATGTTGTAGCGTGCATCAGTACCTCACTATTACGCTCTGCCCAATCGTCTGACTCAGGTGCTCTACGTGCCTCACAGGAGAAGCAATGAGTCCATCCGTCATCATTCACACACAATGCATCACTAGACCCGCAATCATTGCATGGTAGGTGCATCTTTACAAAAGCCACTCTCGTTCTCCTTGTAGTACTTACTCAACACCATCAGTGCATAAGACTCTTTTGGATCGCAACAGTAATCCGCAAGAGAAGTTAGTACACGATGAAGACCATAACGATAAATCATTTCACAACAGTCTGTCAACATAATGTGATTGTTGTGTTCTTCCATCGCAAGAGAGAACTCTTCAATTGGAATTTCTAAATCACCCATACTCTGTAGTCTCCTTTGTAGATACAAAGACTCTAAAGATAATAATAATAAAGTAATCTCTTAGATAACTCTAGAGAGAATAGTGTATCATAAATAATCTTCAGTGTCAACAATGTCATCAATACTCATGAGGTCATGTCGCTCAACTGCTTTGACTTGATCACGTATCGGATTGTAACAATCATTGCAAAGATCGAGGAACTCCTCAGTTTCAGACGACTTCCTTGTCGCCTCAAAGTCTGTCAACAGACAGTTACATGCAACACATCTCATTCATCATCTCCTTTCTTTAGAAAAGATGTAATTAATAATGCCACATAAATCAACAAGATAGCTGATGTAATTAAAGTATCCATTAAGTATTCAACCCCACTTTTTCGTAATCATCCAGTGACCACAGGGTATCACACCATGCCATGCTTTGTCAAAGTTTTTACGAGGCGGAGCATGTCCTCCTTCACGCTTCTCAAGC